CTAGAGCTAGTTTCTTTAACCCTATCTTTTAAGACCAAAGCCATACGGCCTCCCTAATTACGAAGCAGTCAAACGAATAATTGCGTTACTTGCGTCAGCAGTTGGGAAGTTCACTGCAAATGTGCCGTTAGTAGATGTTTTATCTCCACCAAAAGACAATACGCATACTGCTGCGTTTGATGCATTTGCGTTATAGATTAAAGCCCCAGCTGCAGTAATAGTTGCGTTTGCCCAAGAAGTATTAGCAAACGAGATAAAAGCTACGTTTCCAGTATTTGTCGGGGTTACGCTAACCGCTAAAGTATTACCACCAGCAGAGTAGTTGCCAGTAGATGCTACTTCATTAGTTGCGGAATATGCAGTTGTGTTCTCGTTAATAGTAGCCGAGCTAGTATACAGGGCTAATTTAAACGTATTTGCTGAAAAGTTTTGCGTACCATTTAAGAGTTGAACCTTAAATGATGTAGCCATTGCTTGGGTAATTGGCATTTCTTGCTCCTAAAAAATTATCTTACGGGTCCAGGTACAGGCAATCGTAATTGTCCATCACGGTATGCACTACGTCTATCTTTACCATCACCCAAATCTTTGAGTAACGCTAAGGATTCTTGGTACTTCTGTTCATAATACGTAACTAAATCTTGCTCTCCCTTTTGGAAGATGATAGCTTCACGCAACGAACCATACAATAAAACGCTTTCAAAATTATCGCCCAGCCAAGAAGTTCCAGCTGCATTTTGAATATTACTTACTGGCACCGAGAATCCACTTCCAGTACCTCCTATTGTAGAGGTAGCGGCGCTTAAAGAGTTACCAATAAGATATAAAAATCCTGGGTTTACCAAAGTAACTGCAGTTACAGCACCACCCGATACAGTAATTGTAGCTGTACCGTTTAAGCCATCTCCGCCAGTCAAAGCCACATTTTCATACGTACCGTTGGTATAGCCAGAACCTCCAACAATCGTACCAAAACCAGCAATGCCACCTTGCACAATAGTAGTGGGGTAGTAGTAATAGTGCAACTCAGTCTGGTAACTACTATCTGGAGTCGGCCCAATAAGATAGCTATAGGGTAAAAACTGAGCATAGTACTTAGGGGTGCCAGTATCGGTAGGGTTTGGGTATGCCTCACGGATAAAGTTAACGTCTTTATCAATTAAGTACGTGTAGTTGCCGGTTGCATCAATTACAGCAAGGGAAAAAGACGCCAAATAGTCATTAGGCAAGGCTAAGTAGCTATCGCCAGAGGTAAAGTTACCAATGACGTTTTTACGGATAGCAGGTATCTGAACAGCGTTATAAACACGCTCTTCGCAAAGTTGTACAAAGTTCGGTATGTTCTGAACAAATAACTGCTCAGTCGATTCCGTGTACGCTTGGATAGCTTCAGATAGCTGCTGGAAGTTCATTAGCCCATCTTCCCGCTAGACATTTTGCCTTTAGTAGCAGCGCCAGTACCACGCATTTGAATCTTGCCGTAGCGATTCTCAGGAGGGTAATTGCCCTTACTAATACCAGCAACAGACATATTCATCGTGTCAATTACTTTGGCACCAGGAGTATAAGCACTATCTGCCACAATGCTACTAGCTTTACCGTCCATTGTGTGCGGTGCAGCATAGACCTCAGCAGGTCCTACTTCCTTACCGCCTTTTTTCATAGAGAACTTAGCCATTATCGACCTCTTCCTGATTTCTTCTGGTTCATAATACGAGCCATATTGCGACCCATGGCCTTCATATTTTTGTTCATTGAGCTGGTGCTTTTCTTTGGCCCCTTCTCAATACCTACTGATGGACCAGAGTCACCTAAGTTTTTACCTTCGGTTTTACCCGTCTTAGTAACGCCATCTGCGCCTTTTTTGTACATTTTCAACTCCTTAAGTTGTTGTTACCGTTACTGTACCAAGAATTACTTGTTGTACCAAGTCATTTGGAGTTAAACCTGCATCAGGACCCCTACTACCCCCGACTGGATTCCACCCCCACTGAAACACCCTACTACCTAATTCTGGACTTCCAAACCCATCTGGGCCAATACCCGTCTGGTTAATCTGTAAACCACTTTGTCCTGATACTAAATAACTCACGTCTGGTCTTGGCTCCCGCACCGCCTGTGGGTCATTTACTGGATACAAGCCTAGAGACAACTGAGGCTGATCTGGATCCCAACAAGACGGGCAAACCTTAACTTGGTACGGTTTTGTCTTTAATATCTGTATCTTTAACTCCGTAAGTTTATACCGCTGCGCACATCTGTCGCACTCCGCAATGGCATATTTACCTGAAGAAAACTTATTTGGCATGGCATATCATCTGTAATAAAACATATTGCGTGGAACTATACGGATTGAGGCTGTTTCTCTATCTTCGTCCGCAGCTAACTGCCATTGTTGTTCATAGTCGGCTTTGAGCATTATTATCCTGTTTGGATCAACCCCAGGCATTTTAGTGCTTAGCTGATAAGCCAGACCAGCAGTCATACAGGGTATAAATCGAAATGGAATGTCTTGAGTTCTGATACCACTTCCAGCGTCTTGGATTCTACGCATTCTGTAATATACAAATGTGTACTGATCGCCAGGTGGGTTAGGAGTAGGCCAGACGTTAACACAGGGCAAGTTATTGGTATATACACCCGCAGCCGTTGAGTGGCTTGCCGCCGTTGTGCCGTTCTGACCACGCCAAGCATTAATAATTTGGTTGCCTACAATGTTCTGATAGCCAATGGTTTCGTTGTCAATATTAATAAAGCCTTGAGTTGGGATACTAGCCGCATTAACTAGGGTAATAGTTGTATCGGTTGCGGTAATAGCACCATTTAAAGCAGTCTGTGGGACGGTTGCGACATTACCTGACTGTCTGTTAAACCAAACCTGGATTGGACGCCCATTAGCGTTTTTATTAGGGATGGTAAGGTACGTAGGTTCACTGATACGGCTAATATTGATGTCAATTTGGTTGTTGCTCTGACCATTATTAGTACGCACCACGGTATCTAAAAGGTCAACTGTATCTATAGGTATAGGGTAAATAGCCTGCCCAGTGTTCATTACAAACTGCCCTTGCTCTACAGTCCACAAATTAATACCACGGTTAGCCCACTCAATCGTCAATAGGTTCAAAGACCGCCGTGCAGTACGGAAGTCATAACCAGAGCGAACCTCAAGACCACAACGTTCAAACGCCTCCTCAATGAGGTCGTTCATGTCTAGGTTGAAGTTATTTGTACCAGTAGTGGTCATATCTTCCTATACGGTTTTACTTTTGCTTTTACTTTTGCTGGCTGGGGCACGAACTGTTTGCCTTGGGCTTTTCCCGCTCGTTTTGCTCGTGTTGTTGCTGCGTACTCGCTTGGGCTTAACGCTTGTATTGCTTTCTTGGGCAGGTAGCGTTCCCCCGTCTCGGATGACTTCTTCCCTGACTTGGTTGTCCACTCTTGGTCGCCCCAAGCTTTTAAAGAACGTTGCGATGCGGCTAAACCACCCCCCGCCATCTTTTTCTTTTTGCTGGCGCAATGAGCTTTCTCCGAGAACCCCTTCGGGCTGTCGCAATTGATTGATTTTTTGCGTTTGTCTGACCATTTCACTTATAGCCCCCGCCTTTTTCTTTGTAGCGTTTAGCTAGGAGTTGTGCTTTCCTAGCAGACCATTGACCTGCCCCCGTACCATGCGTAGCAGACGCTTTGATACTCTCAAATAAAGACTTGCGCATACCGGGCTTGGTGTAGTTACCAGCTTTATTAACCGTACCACCCTCTTTGTATTGAGTAAAGTCAGTATCATCCCTACGAGCTTTCTTCTTAGCTTTAGGCATTTTAGAAGGATTAATGGCACCCATGCCACGACTAGCTCTCATACCATACGTCCTTTGGTTTTACCTCGCATTGCGCAGCCATCAGCCCGTTTAGATGCTGAGGATACCTTACCACCAGCTTTAAAGGTTTTTGGTTCGTATTTCATAGACTTAATTCCACCAGATCCGCCACCGTATACACCACCTCTGGGTTCTCCAAAACGTTTATATGTACGCTCATCTTTATTTATATCACGAGCTTCTTGTGCCATAGCTTTTAATTTAGCTCTAGCTTCATCAGCTCCGCTTAAGTCTAAAGAGCCCTGCCCTGCTTTAGCTGCTTTGTTACGTTCTTTAGTTGTTTCTTTAGCTTGCTCGGCTTTAGCTTCTGCGTCCCTTAGAATAGCCTTTTCTTTGGCTTTTTCTTTAGCCTTCTGTATTTCTTCAGCGCTTTCTTTGGGTAGCTCAGATAAAGCCCGCATTACCTTTTTAGGCTGCTCAGGCTCATCAAAGTTAAATCCTATTTGTTCAGCCATAACTAAATAAACCTTCCTTTAGTTTTACCACGCATTGCACAACCATCCGCACGGGCAGAAGCGGTGCCGCCAGCCCTATAGCTATCAGGCATATCTTGTCCCTTTTTACTCCCACCTGTGTACTTATCAAGGATTGATTGAAACCCTTGGTCGTCAGGTTTTCTACGAACATTGTCCGTAGGGTTAGGGTTCTGTTTAGCTGGTGTTGCTGGAACAGAAGGGACAGGATTAACACGCTTAGTCATTAGACTATACGACCCCTAGTTTTGCCACGCATAGCACAACCGTCACCACGGCTAGAAGCAGAGGATACTTTACCGCCAGCCCTCATGCCACTAGATTTCTCAGCTGCAACAGTGCGTTGTGACTTTTGGTTCATCATTCTTTGGAAAAGAGATGGTCCTTTGCCTTGTCCAGCTTCGGCTTCTTTTTGTACCCTAGATTGGAAGTCACCTAAGCTTGAATCACTTTGTCCAGACTTACCCTCGGCAGCGGATGTACGCTGTGATTTTTGAGTTTTACCCTGTTTGGATTCTGCGTCAGCTTGCACTTTAGCTTGAAATTCAGATAAACCTGCTGGAGCTTGTCCAGCTCTACCAACTTTTGGTCCACTTTTTGCTGCTGGAGCTTCACTCTTAGACTCAGCTTTTGGTGCAGGTGCAGCTTCTGCTTTTGGTGCAGCTTTAGGCGCAGCACTTGACGTAGCCTTGGGAACGGTCTTTGTTTCAGGCATATCTGTACTGTAAAGCTCACCAGTCTC